GGTCCAAGCAGATGTCGACCGAGTTCACGGTCGCCCGTGTCACGTCCCAAGCCGACCCGACGTTGCGTGCGCTCGGTGTCGGCGTCCAGATCTACGGGTACCGAGCGGACCTGATCATCTTCGACGACATCGCCGACGTCGAATCGTCCCGCAACCCGATGCGTGTCGAATCGCTCCGAGAATGGATCGATCGTGAAGCGCTGTCCCGCATCGGCCGGACGAGCAAGGCGGTGTTCGTCGGGACGAGAGTGAACGCCGGTGACATCTACTCGATCCTGTTGCAGCGCGAGACGTACAGGGTGACGAAGTACTCCTGCATCCTCGACGACACGGGGGAGGAGACGCTGTGGCCGGACCATTTCCCGTACGAGGCGGCGATCGTGAAACGATCCGAAACCGACCCGTCGTCGTGGCAGCTCATCTACCAGAACCACGATGCGTTCGGTGCGGGCAACTCCTTCACCGAGGAGATGTTGGAGTCCGCCAAAGACAAGACGAGGGCGCTCGGCCAGTACCAAGAGTCGGGGTGGCGGCTGTACGGGGGCGTCGACCCGGCCGGTGCGTCACGCACCTCCGGGGTCACGTCGATCACGCTGATGGCTGTCGATGTGATCACCGGCGAACGCCACATCGTCGACCATTACGCCCAGAAATCGATGCCGTCGTGGAGGACGAAAGAGATCCTTCTCGACTGGTCGAAGCGGTACCCGATCTATGAGTGGGTGATCGAGAGCAACGCACTCCAGTCGCAGATCTTCCAGTACGACCTCGAACTGATCAAACCGCTCGCCGAGCTGGGCACCAGGGTCCGGGCCCATCAGACGACGGGGAAGAAATGGGACCCGCAGTTCGGTGTCGAATCGTTGGGTCCCCTGATGTCGGCGCAGATCCTGCGGATCCCGTGGGGGAACGGGTCCACGATCAAGACGCTTCAACCGCTCATCCAGGAGTTGGCGGTGTTCCCGCTCGGGGCGACCACCGACCGTGTCATGTCGCTCTGGTTCGCTGACCTCGGATGCCGTGAGGGGATCAGGAAGAGCAACACCCCGAACTACGGTGCCCGGGCCACGAAGAAGTGGCCGTCGAGGGTGAAGAACCGTCGCCGGATGGTCGATTTCTCTCAGGGGACGGTGAGGAAACCAACGTACGAGGAGCAGTCCGCCCTCGGCAGGCAAGACACCCGGCGCAAGCTGGTGAATGTGGATCAGGAGATCGATGTCGTATGACTGACTGGACAAGCGTCACCATTTGGATCGGACTCATGGCATTCTGTGTCCTGGTCTGGTGCGGGGTCATCTACATCATCTGGAAGATCCTGACATGAAAACATCCCCGACCCGTGACGAACTCGAATTGGCCGACGGCGAGCAGGTGTGCGCCACCTACGACCTCGAAGGGAACCCGATCTACTTCTCAGTCGATGGTGGCAGCACCGATTTCGAAGTGTCGATCTTGGCGTTCCAGGCGAAACACGGTCGTGAACCAACGGTTGAAGAACTGAACCTCCTCGCCATGATCGAACGGAACAACCGATGACCGACCTCGTCCCCTCCAACCAGCCGATGTCGGCCGAAGCGCCGAAAGACGGGCTCGACATCGAAAGGCTCCCCACGCTTTACAACTCGTGGAGGACCCGGTACGCCGAGCGTGACAACCGGATGGACGACATGGCTGCGGTTCTGCGTGGCGACTGGGAAGTGTTCGACCCCGACGAAGACAGGATCGATTTCCGATCGCCGAACCTGATCGCTGTGGCGATCGAAGACACCTCCGAAGCTGCCGCCATCCTCCCAACGATCCGGGCCCAGGCGGTCAGCGGAACAGCGAAGGACAAGGCGAAGGCGGCTGCGACCGAACGGATCTGCTCGCATTACCTGAACGCCAGCAACATCGACCTTCTCCTCCCCCAGACCATCGCCGACATCATCTCGTTCGGCCTCGGCGTCTGGGTCGTCTACCCCGACCTGGAAAACCGGGTGCCACGGTTCGAGAAACGGAACCCACGCACGTTCTACCCCGAGCCCGGGCACCGCCCAGGCGACGACATCCGCAAAGGCCTGTTCTCCAGGGACATCTACTGGACCCAGATGCCCCAAGAGTGGCAGTACAAGATGGAGAACTTCGTTCAGCTGTCGAGCGAGAACATCGTCCTCATCGACAACATGCAGATCACGCTCGTCGAATACTTCGATGAGCACGAACTCGTCATCGCTGCGCTGTTCAACACCGACCCGTCGTGGCAGAACAACAAGGCCGGGCAGATCGGGTACACCCCGGTCGAGTTGGAACGGATCCAGAACCCGAACCCTGGGATCTGCCCGATCGTTCTCGGTTCGAGGTTCTCTTTCGACGGCGAGTTCCGGGGCCAGTTCGATCAGACGATCTCGATGATGGAAGCCCACGGCAGGTTGATGTCGATGGTGCTCGACTACGCCGACCAGTCGGTCTACTCCGACCTGTGGGTTCGTGACCCGATCGGTGAAGTGCCGATGGGTGGCGGTTCGTTCATCGAGCTCGGCCCGAACGGTGCGATCGGGCGGGTCGCACCGGCGGTCACGTCGATGAACATCAACGCCGACCTGCAGATGCTGCAGGAAGGGATCCACATCGGGGGCCGCTGGCCCAAGACACGCCCCGGCGACATCGACCAATCTGTGGCTTCGGCCAAGTTCGTCGAAGCGACCGCCGGGATGATGAACACGAACCTGAAGACGTTGCATCAGCTGATGAAGCACATGATGGAACGGGCGTTGAACATTGCGCTCCGTCTCGACAAGGGGATGATGCCGGGCGAACCCCGCACAGCGCAGGGGATGCTCCGCAACCAGGAGTTCATCGAGGAGTACGACACCGACGACATCGACACCCGGGTCCATGTCCGGGTCGAATACGGGCTCGGTCTCGGCCGTGACCCGGCACAGTCGGCGGTGCTCCACATCCAGTACGCCCAGGCAGGGTTCGTTTCGAAAGAGTTCGTGCAGGAGAACATCGATGGGCTCACCGACGTGGCCCGTGAGATCGGCCGGATCGATGTGGAGCAGCTGCGTGGTGTTGCGTTGGCGAAGATCCTGATGGGTGTCGAGCAGGGGTCGGTCACTGATCGGCAACTGTTGGACATGGCGCAGTCCCGGATCAAGGGCGACGATCTCTGGACGATTTTCGAGAAGGTCCTCGTGGTCCCCGCCGAGGAGGCTGCGGCCGCTGGCCCTGCGATGCCTCAAGGCATGCCGTCCCAGATGGCGGCACTCCTCGGCGGTGGGGGGCCTCCTGGTGGCCCGCCTGGAGGCCCCCCAGGGCCCCCCGGTGCGGGTGGCCCCCCACCGGGCGGGCCTCCGGGCGGCGGACCGCAACCGCCACCGGCGCCCGGACCGGCGAAGATCTTGAACAGGTTGAGCGAACCCACTGAGGGTGGCCTGCTCGGTAGCGAAGTCAGGAGCCAGTAAACATGGTCGCCAACGAGCTTGAGAAGCTGCCGACGAACCAGGGCGTCAACCGCCCCGACGACGGCGCCTACGGTGAAAGGAAGGCCCTTGCGGACCTGAAAGGGTCTCTGCCATCATCGGCACCTGGGCCGGGGGGCCCGACGCCACCCTCCGAGGGACCCCCGGGCCAGGTTCGCCCAACCCCGATCGACCGTGGCGCAGGCCCGGGCGCCATGGGTCCAGGCGGTGCAGGTTCGACGGGTGTGCCCGACGTCCTCATGGGCCCGACCGCCTACCCCAACCGGCCAGTGTCGACCCCGTACCAGCCTGGCGGGGCGAACCCGATGGCCGCTGGTCTCAGCGCAGGGAACGTTCAGCAGTCACGGCTCCAAGTTCTCGATTCGCTGATCAACTCGCCTTCGGTCGGCGAAGAAACGAAAGAGTGGGCCGAGATCGTTCGGGCTTCTCTGATCTTCGGCGGCAGCGGTGGTTGATCCGTTCGGGGCGATCGGTGACGCAGCGTCAGCGACGACAGGGTTCCTCGGCGACGCACTGCTCGGCCCGGACGGTGAAGGTTCGCTGAACCCGCTCGACGCTCTCGGCCAGAGCCTCCAGTCCGCTGCGATGTTCGGCAAGGTCGGAGACTCGCTCGACATCTCGACCCTGTTCACCGGCCGTGACGTGTTCGGCGGGCAGAACATCTCGACACTGGAACGCAGTCTCGGGTTCGGGACCCTCGCCGGGATCCTCGGCGGCGGGGCCATCTACGCCGGGATCACCAGGGGCGGACCTCCTCCGGGTGGCGGCGGGTACTCCTACGCCCAGACTCGGATCGAATCTTCCAGG